ATGTAGGGGCCAATGTAGGGGCCAATGTAGGGGCCAATGTAGGGGCCAATGTAGGGGCCAATGTAGGGGCCAATGTAGGAGCTAATGTAGGCACGTATGTAGGAGCTAATGTAGGGGCCAATGTAGGAGCTAATGTAGGCACGTATGTAGGGACGTATGTAGAGGCCAATGTAGGCACGTATGTAGGGACGTATGTAGAGGCCAATGTAGGCACGTATGTAGGAGCTAATGTAGGCACGTATGTAGGAGCTAATGTAGGCACGTATGTAGGAGCTAATTTATAAGAATAATAAGAAATTAATGAGTTGAACTTTATCTGATTATAAGATGTAATTGTTGTAAATATTTTAGTTGAGTATTTATTATTTGAACTTAATAACCATGATGTATAAAATTTATCAGATACAGCTTTATCATAACTAGTTATAGCAGTCAAATATTTATAACTTATTTCTTTTTTAAAACTTTTAATGCTATTATAATAATCAGAAATAAAAAAATCTGAATAAATTTTGTTAGTTAATGCAGAATTAGAGCCTAAATTATAACTAGAAAATGTGTATTGTCTATTTGAAATGAAAAAATCTGAATAAATTTTTTTAGTTAATACAGAATTAAAGCCTGAATTATAATTAGAAAATATGTATTGTCTATTTGAAATAAAAAAATCTGAATAAATTTTTTTAGTTAATACAGAATTAAAGCCTGAATTATAATTAGAAAATATGTAATATTTTGAATTTAATAAAAAATTATTTGATGTATATCCACTACACTCATACAATAATAAAACATATAATAATATATTTGTTATAAGAAACATCTTATATATGATTATATTTTATCTTTATTACAGTCATATTGTAATTACTTTTTACAAAATAAATTATTTTAAAATGCTATATTTTCTAAATCACTTATTTTCCAATATTCACTACCACCATTTGGCAATGGTCTACGAATAATAAATGGTATTCTTCCTTGTTCTAATTCCATTTGTGCAATTAAATACCCATCAATTACATTCTCAGGAACCTTAATAAATGGAGTAGCACCTGTCTCAATTTGTTTTGCTCTCTGACCTAAAATACGTGCACGTTCATACTTAGTTAGATGAGGAATAGTTCTATGTAGATCATCAATAATAATATTATTCTTATCTCTAACTACCTTTGTCATTGCCAAAATCTCATCATAATTTTGTAAAGCACATTCTGGATGATTATTTACAATATAATTATCATTAATTTCCTTATCAAATTTCTTCAAATATGTTTCACCATCAGGATCATCATCGTCATCATCAGATAAATTATCAATAAATGACTTATTTATAATATTTTTCTTAGGAATTGACTTTACATTTTTCTTCTTTGCTACAGATTTTTGAACTGGTTCATCTTCATCACTATTTTCATTTACAGACATATCTTCATCTTGGTCACTTTCTTCTTCATCCTTACCTCTACCTTCACCATCATCATTTTCAACTTCATCTAAATCTTCTTCTTCTAAATCTTCATCAACATCCTCTTCTAATTCATCATTTTCCTCTATATTTTCATCAACATCAGTATCCGATTTATTATCATCATCGTCATCCGAATCACTTCTAGGATAAATATCCTTATCATTGTCATTGTCATCATTAAAATAACTCATTCTATCTTCTTTCTATTATAACTATAGATACTTTTAATTCATAATTTTCAATTTTATTTTAATTATGGATTAAAAAATAATTTATATTTTATTAAAATATATTTATTAAATTATTAATTATATTTGTTATTAAATTATTATTTATTTTCCTCAGTCTTCCAAACTGTATCACATGTAGAACACAAATATACATATTTCATATTTGTATCATCATAACGAATATAAATTATTTCACGTTCAGCATTATGTGTATTTGTATCACAGTCCACATTTGGACACAAAATTTTATTTACTCGGGGTAATGTAGGATCTAATTTTGTGTATTTATTAATAATATGACTAAATTCTTGCTCCGACTTTTTTAATTGTACCTTTGAAACTGTTACATTATCTACTGATATAGTTGTATCTTGATGACCACAATTGCGACAATAATAAACTAATGTATTTGCCTGACTAGGGTCAATACTAATATAATACATATTTTGGCATTTAGAACAGAAGTGCATTTTATATTTATTGATATATTGTATTTATATAATTATTTAAATATTTCAATTTTTATTTACACATTTTAAGATAACATACTCTTAGTTTTTTCCAATAAATTTTTTAAAGCAACATAATTTGCTTGTGTAGACATTTCATATATTCTTACATAATATAGCTTATTTATATCAATATTATTATCAACAATAGACATTAGTTTATCATAATTTTTAAAAAAATGATCTTTCATAAATTCATAAAAAGTCATAAAAATTTCGGGAACAGAATTTACCGACCTATCAAGTAATCTACAAATTGCAAAATTAATATTCATAAATTCAATACTTTTATGATAAGATATAAAATCAGGACTAGTTGTAGTCTGACCTGGTTCATTTAGCAATGGTTGTTCATTTAGCAATGAACATAATGTTAAAAGCACACTATTTATAGTCTGACAAGCAGACCATTTATCACCACTCCATGTATTCAATATAGATACACATACTTTGCCACATTTGTATAAATTCGGATTAAAACGCGTTACTCCATTATTTGTCATATATTTTACTTTTGGAGGCGAAAATGGATAATCAGATGGATAATAAAACTCAAAAAAATAGTAACCACCAAAATATGGTGTATCTTCCGGACCAACAATCATAGCATATCCTTTCATAATATCTGTCTCATCATGTATATAATATATTCCATTATTTGTCAATGGATTTTTATAAATATATTTTACATCAGATAATAAACGTTGTATTGTTTCTCTTGATAATACTACAGGTTTATTTGTTTCATTTATACTCATATTATGTGTTATATTAATTATATAGTTTAATATTTAAATCAGTTTTATTTATTTAAATTTAAATTTAAAATTTTTCTATATTATATCTACATTATTGCTTTCATATTTAAAATAATAAAAAAAATCTCTGTTTGGTCAAAATTAAAATTGAAAAAAAAAGGAAATAGAAAAATATTACTATATTATAACAACAATGTCAACAAATGTATCATCATATTATAACGATTTATCCGATTTTCTTACAAAGCATAATGCTAAGAATATACAGAATTCAGCGGCGGAAAAAGAAATAACACATACACGAATACCTAGTCAAGAATTAAATATATATGGTGGCTCATTTAGTATTGATAAAGATGAATTGACAACATACTATAGACTATATTATGAGCATATTTTTGTAAAAGGGCGTAAGGAATACTTAACAGAAAAACAATTAACTGATGGTACTGGGCCTTTGTTAGTAGATTTTGATTTTCGTTACGATTTCAGTGTATTAAAAAGACAACATACTCAGGAACATATACAGGATATTATTCAACTTTATTTGGAGGAACTTAAGGAATTCTTCATTTTTAAAGATGGTGTCCAATTTCCTATATTTGTTATGGAGAAACCAAATGTAAATAGGGTTCAGGAAAAGAATTTGGTAAAAGATGGTATTCATATGATTATTGGAATTCAAATGGACCATACAATGCAAATAATGTTACGAGAAAAAATTGTAAAAAAAATTGGCGATATCTGGGAACTGCCATTAACAAATGATTGGGAAGCTGTTCTAGATGAAGGTATTAGTAGAGGTGTTACAAATTGGCAAATGTATGGTTCACAAAAGCCAGGAAATGAAGCATATAGATTATCTTATCATTTAACTGTTGAAATGAACTCAGAAGAAAAAGATTTTGTAACTGAAGCAAAGAATATAAAGGCATTTGATTTGTCAAAAGATTTATATTTATTATCAGCACAATATGCTGGAAATGCGAAGTTTGATATTAATCCTAATATATTAGAGGCATATAATCAACGAAAAGAGAACAAAGGAACTAGACCAAAGAAATCTGGATCAAAAAATAAAATTAACTTGGTATTAGATAATGATGATAATTCTGATATCCAGTTATCCGATATTAAGAATTTAGAAATGCTTACAAAAGCAATAGATAATATTATGAGCAATTTACGTAATAATGAATATTTTATTAAAGAAACACATGAATACACCCAGATTTTACCGGCAAAATATTGGGAACCTGGTTCACATGTATTAAATAGACAAGTTGCCTTTGCTTTAAAACATACTGATGAAAAACTATTCTTATCTTGGGTTATGCTTAGAAGTAAGGCGTCTGATTTTGACTATGATACTATACCAAATTTATATCATATGTGGAAACATCATTTTAATAAGCGTCCAGATGGAGTAACTCGCAGATCTATTATGTATTGGGCAAAACAAGATGCGTTTGAATTATATGATAAAGTAAAAAGATCAACTGTAGATTATTTTATAGAAGAGTCGCTATTTGATGGCGCGGATTTTGATTATGCGATGATATTGTATCATATGTATAAAGATAAATATGTTTGTAGCAGTATTACAAATAAAAAGTGGTATACATTTAAACGTCATCGATGGGAGAAAGATGAGGGTCAAAGTTTGCGTCTAGCAATTTCGACTGAAATGTGTGCATTATATTCTGAAAAACAGACACAATATATGTCTGACTTACAAAGTTATGAAGGAACGCCTGAATTAAATGAGAAAATCCAAAGAAAGGTGAAACGTATTTCAGAGGTTTGTGTTAAACTCAAGAAAACAAATGATAAAAATAATATTATGAGAGAGGCAATGGAAATCTTCTTTGATAAAGATTTTATCAAGAATATGGATGCTAATAAGTACTTATTATGTTTCTCAAATGGTGTTGTTGATTTTAAACAAAAAATATTTCGACAAGGATATCCTCAAGATTATATTACCAAGACTACTGGTATTCCTTATATTCCTTATAATTATGATAATTGCTCAGATATGGCAAATGAAATTATGCGATTTATGGAACAGTTATTTCCTCAGAAGGGACTATGTAGATATATGTGGGATCATTTGGCTGCCAGTTTGATTGGAGCTAAAAAGGAACACGCGTTCAATATTTATCGTGGCAGTGGTTCAAATGGTAAGTCCATTTTAACTGATTTGATGTCACAAGCACTTGGTGAATATAAGGGAACTGTACCAATTACATTAGTTACTGAAAAACGTGGTACAATTGGTGGTACATCATCTGAAATTATTCAACTTAAGGGTGTAAGATATGCCGTTATGCAAGAGCCATCAAAAGATGCGGTTATAAATGAAGGTATATTAAAAGAGTTAACTGGAGGTGATCCAATTCAAGCAAGAGCATTGTATTCTGATAGTGAAATATTTGAACCACAATTTAGTTTAGTTGTTTGTACAAATTCATTGTTTGAAATAAAGAGTAATGATGATGGCACTTGGCGAAGAATGAAATTAGTTGATTATATTTCTAAATTTATTTCAGAAGGTGAAACACATACAGATGATACACAATATGTATTTCCTAAGGATAAGGGATTAAAGGAGAAATTGCCTAATTGGGCTCCAGTATTTATTAGTATGTTAGTAAAACGTGCTTTTGAGACTGAAGGAGAAGTTGTTGATTGTGATGAAGTATTAGCCGCATCAGGTAAATATAGACAGAGCCAAGATTGTATTGCTGGGTTTATTAATGAAAAGATTATTAAGATGGAAGGTGCTACAGTTGGTAAACAATCACTTAATACTGTATTTAAAGATTGGTTCCAAGTTAATTATGGTAATAGAAAGCCTCCTAAATTATCTGAGCTAGAAGAAATAATGAACAAGAAATTTGGAAATAGAAATCCAACAACTAATAAGTGGTTAAATGTTAAGATAAAACAAGAGGAAGAACAAAATGATTTGGAAGAAATTGAGTATTAAATAATTAACTATTAAATATCAGGTATTAAGTATTAAATAAAAAAATATAAAAATAATAATTTTATAAATATTATTATTTTTTTATATTATAGTTTTTATATTATAGAATTATAATTTCATATAAACATTAGAAGGAGCACTATTTGTTAAAGATAAATATAATGAATATAACCATTTTACAACAGGATCTATAAAAAATGGATAACTAGCTATAATAAGCATTATTACCACTTGTTTTATGCGAGACATTTCAATATCAGATACAAATAAACTTACTACAAGCGCAAAGACTAAAATATAATATGTTATTATAAAAAACTTATGCCACAATTTAATATTATCAATTGCTTCACTTTCATAATATGTTTTTCTATCATTTGTTAAAACATCACCATGAAGATTTTTAATAGTTTTTTCTAAATCCGCATTTTTTTTTAAATACGAATTATATAACTCTATTGTATTAGCAGAATTAATAATTTCAGTATTATAATATGAATTCATTGTTAGTGCATTTTTAGTTTCTTCGTTAAATTTATCAGAAATTTGTTGCCCTAATAAAGTAGCTTTTTGTCCTAATTCTTTTTCTAACATTGCATTATAATTAACTTCACCAACCTTATAAACATAATAATTCTTTTTACTACTTTCTAATTGTAATGGAGCTGTTTGTAAATTAGTTTTTGCATCTAAATATTTTTGCTCTAAACCAGACAATGTTTGTTTTCGTTGTTCTTCTGGACTAACAGTAATAGCAGATAATGTTTTATTTAACATATCACTAATTTGAATATTTGTTTTCATTTGTTTTTGTAGTAAATTTTTTGTTGCTTGTTTGTTGATTATATTTTTTTTTGGAGCCATCTTGTAATAATATTATATTTAAAAACCAAGAAAATATAATATTTATATTAATTTGTTGTCATAGTATTTGTTGTACTTAATACACACATATTTTTTGTACTATCATATATAAATCCACTGGCTTCATCACAACATGTAGCACCAACACATGCAATATTAGATGTAGCCCAAGGATCTGAAGTGCTACTACCATCCGTTCCAGTAAGAGTAGGTGTTGTGTCAACCGGTGCTTTTGATTTGTCAAAATACCAGTCATATTCATCAAAATTCATATTATCTTTATTAGATATTTTGATTATTTGTCTACCAACACCAATTGCTCCCATTGAAATAACTAACACATTTAATACTATATAAATATTTGTTGGCAATATTTCTTTTTTTCCTAAAATAACAATTATTAAAACTAAAATACTGAAAAATACAATTGTCTTAGCTACATCTTTATAAGCATTATATTGCTTTCCATAATATGTATTTATTTCAACCAATCTTAATTTATTATATTTTTGTTCTTCTAATAAATTTAAACGTCGTTTTGCCTGATTTAATTCATTCTCAACAATATCAATTGCAAGCATTTGTTCTTGTATCGTGTTGTTACTTGTTTCTAAGTTTTGTTGGTAGGATGAAGCCATATTACTAATACCTTGATATAAAGTTAATCTAGTTTGGGCAATTTCATTAATTTTATCAATAATTCGACTTCGTTGCTCCTGTGTTAGTTTATTATTATCTAAACTCTCATATAATTTCATTTCGATTGTTTGTAAATCTGTAATGTTAGATATTGTTTGTTCAGAACCCTGGCCAAGATTTATTTTTGGTAAATTTGCTAGACTTTGATTTTTACCTAGTTTTTTGCCTAGTTTTTCAATAGGTTTTATTATTATTTTATCTAAAAGTCCCCATTTTATTTGGTAATTATTTGGACTAGCATCATTATCTGTATTAATTTGTTCCAAATTTACATCTGTTTCAGGAACTGTTTCACTATTTGTAGTTGTCATTTTATATAAATAAATATTATTATTTACATAAAACAATAATCATAACATAATATTATAAATATTATGTTCGCCTCATTACATGAAATGTAACTGTTAGTAATCCAACAGCTAAAATGCTCCAAAATATATATCCATAATTCTCTTGTAATACATGTAAATCGGTATCCTTTACTAGTCCATTAATATCATCAATACTTATATTTTGAAACCCTTCTTTAATTTCATTTTCCTTCATACTAACAGTTCGATACATTAGTATTTGTTTTTTAAATTGTTCGTCATTCATATTCATCTTAGAAATAACATTTCTATCTTGATTATACATTTCCTCCATTTTATTAGCAATATGACTAGCAACACTTGTTAGTTGGTTCTGAACTTGTAATATCTGGTTCTTAATATTTTCATTAATAACTGGAACATTAAAATTAGTGTCAGGGGTCATGTCATCACCCTTTGGATAATTTTGATATTGTATGCTATCAATTTCAACCATTTTTGTATTTGTATTTGTATTTGTATTTAAAATAGTTGGTGTTCTAACACCTAAAGAAAACCCACTTGAATATTGTCTTTTACTTTTTGGATAAGTACCAGCATCTTTTAAATAGCAAATATTTGACCCTTTTTCAAATACAAAACCTCCACATTTATTATCTTGATAGCTATTACATTGCTCTTTACATGCATTAATATCATTTACTTGAATTTGACTAATATCATTTCCAGTAGAAGTATAATTATCATATATATTGTATTGATCAGAATATCCAAGCATTGAACTTGGATACTGATGTAGTACAGTATTTCCATCTATATATCCAACATTGCCTAAATTATTAGAATATCCTACATTATTTATTTGATATACAGCATTTATATTATCATTTCCAAACATTTTGTTAGTATTTTTATCTAATACGCAACCTTCAATAGTAGTAGATGTATATAATACAAGATTGCCATCGGTTTGCATAATTAATTGTAAAGTACCATCTGTAGAACCAATCCATTCATTAGCATTTAAAACTTGTCCTGAAGTTAAATAAGGTTGACCATATTTACCTTTTGATGCAACCCAATTACTATTTTTATTTTGTTGTTTTCCAGATGTACCTGATGAAAAAATTGTATTGCCAATACGGTTTTTATAAACAAATATATACATATTTCCATCTGGAAATAACATTAAACGAGGATCTGTACTATCACTAGAAGCAGATGTATTTACAACCATAGTCTTTCCGCTAGAATTTGACAAAGTTATTTGTCCTGAAGTAGATAATGATGCTGATTTATAATCTGTTCCAGATGTATTAGATGCCCACAGCGGCACCATATTTAGTTTTTTTTCAGGTTGTCCATAAGCAATAATTTGCGTCTTATCATTGCTGACCATACAATTTGCTGCACCGCCTGATTGTAATTTTTGCATCGCATAATACTGATATCCATTATCGATTGCATAGTTCTGACAATTCTCTACAGTAGTAGCACCTAATCCACTATCAATCATTCCATTTGTTTCAGCACTATTTGTATTACTATTTGTATATAAATTCCAAGATGCTATTTGAACGCATGTTTTCATATCTGCTGGCGCAGAATTGTCGCCCACAGTAACAATAATTATCGCATAAGCATTATATGGTTGTGGATTTGCTATTTTAAATGTTAGTTTACTAATATTATAATTAGTAGTTTGTTGATAATCCACTTGGTTCCAAGTATTATTACTACTATTAAATCCAACAATATACCATGAATTAGGATTGCGTCCATTTGCCGTCATTGGTGAATTTCCACAACAATCTTGTCGTCCTTGAATATCATAACTTGTGAGTGTAAAAACAGTAGGAAGTGTAATTGTTAGACTTTCCCCACTAATAATATTAGTTGATCCATCACTTGTTTTAACTGACATAGTATTTGTTCCCGTATATTGTCCATTACTATAAACTGGATAATTACTGTGCCAAAATGTATTAATATCTTGATCAAACGCAGCCCATGGACCAAATGTAGTATTGTTAGTTTGATATACAGATGAAGCACTACTAACAAAACCATTTACAGAATTTGTTGAATTCATAATAGGTACAATATTTGTACTTAATGTATCAGGACTATTATTATAGCATCCAATATAACTAGCTGTAGGGGCTGAGTTTAAATTAGTAACATAGACATTTGTGTTTTCATTTCCACATGATTGTCCTGAAATCATATCTGTACCTTGTGATAATAGTTTTGAATATTTATCTAGCTGGACATTTTTTACAAAATCAGTAGGACAACCATTTTTGCCAATTGTTGCATTCATTATGTTTTCATCAGGATAACTTTTAAAAATACCTTGACTTGTAACATATCCTCCAGCAGCTGATCCAATGATTGGTAAAGCCCCTTTAATATTACTTAATGTGATATTTTTATCTAAATAAGGATTACTAAGACTAATTTTATCCATATTATTTAAAGTATCTGTCTTAATTTGATTAGTTAAATTCTTGTATTGTGTTAATAGATCATTATATTGAGACTGAAGCTTTTGTAATTCAGAAAGATCTTTTTGATTTTGAATATTTGTTGTCTTCATTCTGGTATATTCATTGATTAGAACTGGTTTAATAGGACTAACATCAATATTAGGAGCACTTGTTACGAACCCTTCCTTTAAATTATCTTTTTTTTTGTTAGTATGTCTCTTTTTTGATTGATATTGTTGCCCTTGAACCAATGATAGAAACTTTGATTTATTTTCTTTATTAGACATTTATATATATTATATATAATATATATAATATAATCTATTTTATTCCTTAGGATTAGGTAATATCTCCATTTTCATTAATACAATAATTACAATAAACATAAACCATATTGTAAATCCTGATGCAGTACTTATGCTAAAAGAAGCAATTAATAGCATTACCATTACTATTATCCAAAATAATTTAACAACAGATGTCTCGCCACCTAAAATTTTATTAATAACAATTAATACTAAAATACATGCTAGTAATGCCCATAAACGAAATGTACTATTTTGTGTTGAAACATAAATTGATTGTGTTGCGGTATCATCATCAATAGTTTGTTGTTCATCCAATATTTTGGCCATTTGTAATCTTTCTTTAAGCAATTGTGCATAATATTTGTGTAATTGTTGTTTTGAATTATTTGTTTGATTTTTTTCAGCAACTAATTTTGAATTTGTAGTTTCTATTAAATTTGTTAGTTCTTTATTTATTTTAATAAGACGATTATTTAATCCTTTTAATGTTATTACACAACCTTTAACTGTTGGTAATATTGCTACAGTATTACTTGATGTTGGTGCCAATGATCCATTTCCGCTTCTAGTCCAGCAATATCGATTTACAGGATTAAAAGTTGCTCCAGTACATTTGACATTTTTTGCGCACATATTTTCGCAATCATCTTGATCTCCAACAACACCTTCTTTTAGCCCAGATGTACCCCAATATGCGCGATTATTAAATGTTTTAAAAGTTCTTTGTTTTTTGTCTAAATTTTGTTTCAATTCATCATTACAGTTTTTATATGCTTCCTCATATTGCCTCAATACAGCATTATACTCTTTTTCTAGTGCTTCTATTTTTAATATGTCATTATTTAAATCATTAGCCATGTATTATATTATTTATATATTATAATCAAAGATTTAAAAGTTAATTATTTAATAGTTTACTATTTACTAATTTATGGTAGGTAATTAAAAATATAAAACTTAGTCCTAATAATGCGCTCCAGTTATTATATGTAGTTTTATCATACATATTTTTAAGACCTAACTGTTTAAGTTTCTGTTTTTCTAACAAATCTGCTTCTATTTTTTGAATATATTTCTTTAAATTAGTATCATATGTATAAGTATTATAAGTATATAAAGGACTTTTATCAGGATAATATTTATAATTATAAACATAATTTTGTCTACGAAAAAATGATAGCATTATAAATAAATATATAATAATAATTATTTATAAATACGAAAATCTATAAATACTAAAATCTATAATATATATTATAAATATTTGACTACTGGTAATACTATCTTTAATATTCCCAAATAATAACTAAAAATAATGGACACAACTAACAAACCTAAAGCAAATTTTGGAGAAACCAATAATGCTAAAATAAACATTATTCCAATAAATAATTCTACATTTTTAAAATAAACTAAGTTATATTCTATTTTACTATCACTAATTAATATATCAGCACCTTTTTCAGTACCTTGTATACTATTAAGCATTTTTTCTAGACGAGCATTTTTCTCCTTTTCTTTTGTTAGTTTAACAGAAATACTAGACATTTTTTCATCTAATTTATTAATATTAGTCTCAATACTGTTTGTTGTTGTATACATATTACTACTAAGCTGTTGTAACTGATTTTTACTATTTAAAAAATTATCAGAATACTCATCTACTTCTGGATTTTTTTGGTAATAAATATAATATTTTTTAAAATCATCTAAAGCAGATAAAAAACTAGAATTAATACTATTTATTTTTTCTTCAAATTGTTTTGCTTGATTATTCATATTTATATATTTATATATTTTATATATTTTATTTATTTTCTGTCACAATATAATTTCACATCTGCACCACAATAATTTAAGTCAATAATTCTTGGCATTGTTGGACTACCAAAATTGCCAAAATTAGTAATAAGCATATTCAGTGTTTCAATATCTATAAATAAAAAATTCCATTTATCTTCATTTATACTTTTATATTTTAAAATATTAACTAATCCACAATCTAGATTTGTTTCAAATTCTATAAGTATCATTATAATTTAAATAATAATATTTATATAACAATTTTTATATCTTTATATATTTTACATTTTACATTTACATTTTATATTTACATTTTACATACATATTCTATAATATGGAGCAGATATTGCTGTCTTACTAGGTCTTATTATTTCACAGACTTGTCCTGGACGAATACCAATTGCTTGCGCAACAGGATCAAAACGGGAAATATCTGGAAACTGACTATCACTCATAATATTATAACGAGTTTTTACTTTTAAAACTTCACTATTACTTAATACACGATGCGGAGGTACTAATACATGTTTTAAAATGTTAAACTGTAATCGCTTCAAATTCTGTATTACAATAAATATCTTATCTTGCTCCCAAATATGCTTTATTGCGTTTATTAATGTCTCATTTACTTCATCTTTTACAACAATAAATAATGTATCATATTTTGATAGTATTTCTTCAACATTAAATAAGTCATCAATCATTTCTTGTAAATTTTGTGGTCTAAGTGATTTTGCTAAATAGTAGCGAATATAAATTTTTGGTTTTCTTTTTAGATCAACATCTTGTACATATTTCTCTAAAATCATATCTAACTGATTATTTACTTTCATTGTATTTACTTCATTAACACTAAATCCTTCATAGTCGCTTGTATTATAACCTTGCATACCCATTAATTCTAGAAGAATTGTTCTAGATTTGTAGATAGATGAAATTAAACTACTAGTATTTTGAACTGCTGAGGTGGCCATTTTCTTATATATTATAATAATATATATCAAGGCTTACTTTTATTTCAATTTTAATTTATATTATTTGATTTATATTATTTTATTAAATATTATACTTTTACAATTTTAATCCCACCACTTCCAGATTGAGATGAAATATCGCTAGATGATGAACCACTTGAAGATGAATCACTTGATGATGAACTATTATCATTATCTTTTACATCTGTTTTTTTATCATCTTCAGGAGCTAAAAGTTTTAATGAACCTCCATAAAGTGCTTCAGCAGCTGAGTGTGGTTTTACAATAGTTATTTGTGGAGCATTTACTACACCAGATAATTGTTTAAATTCATTAGAAATATTTTTATATGTATTTTGTAAGGCAGCAATTTGATTTTGAACTGGTAAACTATTAAAATAAGATGTTAATCCACCACCAGATTGCTGTATTTGCTGAGCTTGTGCCGCTGCCATTATTTGCGACATTACAGACTGTCTTTGTGCTTCATCCATCTTAATTATAGAAGCCTTCTTGTCTGCTGATAATTTATTAAATAAAGCATTCATTTGAGGATTATCAAATAACTCTAATTGGTTCTCTCCTAATAAAGCATCAGATACAGCACTTATTTTATTTGTTACATTATCGACTGTTCCAGATACAACATTAGATACACTATTTATTGCTTCTCCCAAACTATTATCTAAAGATGTAATTCCTTGTTGAATTGTACCTTGAACACCTTGACCTTCACCTTCTACTTCACCTTCACTACTAAGTGAATAACCTCTAACTCGCTCAGTTGGTATGCTATAAATTGGACTACCTTCTTCTGAATTTATATTTTCTGTAGGAAGAGGAGGAGGTGAATAATCAGGGCTAGCAGGTATCAAATTAGGTACTTCTACAGCTGGTTGCTCACGAGGTTTTTCTCTTTGATTATTATTTATTTTTACCTTATTAGCAATATTAGTCTTATAATTTTCAATAATAGTTCTAATTTCACGATTAATTGTACCATCTTCGCCATGATCTATACCAAGTAATTTATCAATATTCTGTGATTGATAAGATAAATTAAGTAATTGGTCTACATTTTCCTCTGTAATAATACGCATTTGAATATTCATTACTTGAAGTTCTTGTATTAACAATTTTAAAGCATATGGAATACGTAAAATACTAAATGAACGACCATATATACTAAGTGCATCTAACACCGGTTGCCCATCTTTTGAACTATTAAATACTAGAGGTCCATCTGAAAATGGACTTAAAAATAAATTACGCTCTGGATTATAAACAGCAATGCCTCCTGTTTTATTACAAACAGCCATATAATATTGATCACCACGTATCATAAATGATTCATTCAAGAAATATGACAACCCATGCGCCATAATACCATCGCGTTCCATTTCACCTATTCTTAAACCACCATCGTTTGCTCTACCTTGATTTGTTTGTCTTGTTAACGCACTTCGCTTACCAGTAGCGCGATAGTTAATTTTATCTTTAACCATGTGTTTCAAACGCATATAATATGTTGGACCAATAAATATCTCAGAATACAATTGCGCACCTGTAAAACCATTATATAAAATTTGATTACCTGAATTATGATATCCCATTTTAGTTAACATTGCGCCATATGTATTATAATTAGCACCTTTTGTGGCATATGCTGTACAATCACCATAACCACCATATAAAGTACATGCCTTACCAAACAAACATTCAACAAGTTGACCAATTGTCAT